ACCTTCTTCCCTGAGCAAATCGAAGGCTACGAATACATGTACGGTGGAAATGATGACTATCCGTACTATCTGCAGAACAGGACCGATGAAAACGGTAACGACCTGCCGATTGGTCCAATCTCCTACATGGAAAACCCTGAAGTGCCGCAAGCCAACGCTTACATGCTTGAGGCTGCCACCAACGCAGTGAAAGAAGTGGCTAGTCTTGGTGTGGATGCGCAGGCAGCAAACTCTCAGGTCGCTTTCGATACCGTCAATCAACTGAACATGCGGGCAGACCTTGAGACATACGTGTTTCAGGATAACCTGGCTACCGCAATGCGACGTGATGGCGAGATTTATGCCTCAATGGTCAACGATATTTATGACGTTCCTCGCCATGTAACGCTGACTCTTGAAGACGGAAGCGAGAAAGACGTTCAACTCTACGCGCAAGTTGTAGATTACCAGTCCGGCAATGTGGTCACACTCAACGACATTCGCGGTCGCTATGAGTGCTATACAGACGTTGGACCATCCTTCCAGAGTATGAAGGAACAGAACCGCGCAGAGATTCAGGAGTTGCTAACCAAGGTTCCGCAAGGTACTCCAGAGTTCCAGATGCTGATGCTGCAATACTTCACGCTGCTTGACGGTAAAGGCGTCGAGATGATGCGAGAGTACGCGAACAAGCAACTGGTGATGATGGGGCTGAAGAAACCAGAAACACCTGAAGAGATGGAGATGGTACAGCAGGCTCAACAGCAGCCGCAGCAGCCATCAGCAGAGCAAATTCAGGCGCAGGGCATCCTTCTGCAAGGTCAGGCTGAATTGCTCAAGGCAGAGAACCAACAGGCGCAGATTCAGGTTGAAGCCGCCAAGGTTGAAGCCCAAAACCAACTCAACGCCGCGAAGATTGCAGAAATCTTCAACAATATGGACCTCGACAAGCAGGCAGAACTGCGTGAGTACCTCAAGCTCGTAGGTCAATTCCAGCAACAGCGCAGCAAAGATGCTCGTGCTAACGCTGAGCTGCTTCTTAAAGATGCAGACCAGACTCATTCACAACGCATGGATTTCGCGAATCTTATGCGTCAAGTTCAAATCCCCTCCGGCGGAGTAGCCGAGACACCTCAATAAGAGAGAGTTAATCATGGACCAAACCACCGACATTCAGGCTTCTGAAGAATTAACCCTGCCCGGCAATCATGCAGCGGCATCTGCTGATGGCTTAGTTGTCGATAATGCCAACGACAACGCAGGTCAGGAAGAAGGCTTCGAGATTGTCCTGAAAGACGATGAGAAACCAAAACAAGACCCGGCAACTAATGCTGAATTTGCCCGTCGCCGCATCGAACGCAAACGCCAGCGTGAGCTTGAGCAGCAGATGGAAGCGGTTAAGCGTGGAGAGTTGCCGGAGCACCTGCGGGTGAACCCTGAGTTACCAAAACAACCAGACCCTAACGATTATCTTTCCGAAGACGCACTGGCTAAGTACGACTATGACCAGAGCCGCGCACTGGCTGCCTTCCAGCAGGCAAACAGTGAATGGCAGATCAAGGCTATGGACGCACGAAGCCAGGCTGTCGCCGAGCAGGGTCGCAAAACTCAGGAGTTCACCCAGCAATCAGCGCAATACGTCGAGGCAGCCCGTAAGCACTACGACGCAGCGGAAAAGCTCAATATCCCTGACTATCAGGAGAAAGAGGATGCATTCATGCAACTGGTGCCGCCAGCAGTCGGTGCCGACATCATGCGCCTCTTCCCGGAGAAATCCGCCGCTCTCATGTATCACCTTGGTGCTAATCCTGAGAAAACACGCCAGTTGCTGGCGATGGACGGGCAATCCGCGCTGATTGAACTCACTCGACTGTCAGAACGTTTAACTCTCAAGCCTCGAGCCAAACCTGTTTCAGAAGCCCCGTTACCTGATGAACCCATTCAGGGACACGCTGTTGCTGCAAATATATCTGCGATTGAAAAGCAGATGGAAGCGGCAGCAAACAAAGGGGATGTAGAGACATACCGCAAGCTCAAGGCGCAACTGAATAAAGGAATTCGATAATTATTTCGATATCGTGATGTTGTTTTCCTCGTCAAACTTTCTGATTACTTCTTTCGCCTCTTCGAATGAAGAACATACTTTTTGCACTCTTGCATTAAGCAGTCGCTTATGAGCGATCCATCTTTTCCGCGTGTTGCAAAAGTAAACTCCAGATATTCCGCTGGAGTTATTTTTAGATAGTTTGATTCTATTCCTTTGGTTTGCTGATTTTTTCACAAGACGAAGATTTTCAATTCTGTTGTCGTGGCGAATCCCATTTATATGGTCAATTTCCATGCCTTCTGGAATATCTCCGTTAAACATTACCCATACGATGCGGTGTGCTAGCCACTTAATGCCGTTAATTCTTATGCGGATATATCCATTGCTTTCTAAAAGACCAGCAACTTTCCCAGCGTGTTTTGCATTCCAAACGTTGTGATAGTTGCGATTCTTTTTGTTGTTGAAAAATTCAGAGCTTCTGGCTTTCCAAACCAAAGAACCATCGCGGTATTCGAAGTATTCATTCAGTTCCATGCTCATAACCCTAATGCGCTATATGTTGATATAACAATAGTATAGCACATAAAGAAAGTAAGGTATTCAATATATGACTCTCAAAGAAGGGCAGTTAGTTACTTACGCTATCGATGAAATCATCGAAACCGTCCAGAACCTGACGCCAATGGCGTCAAAAGTGACAAAATACACCCCTCCGGCAGAATCCATGCAGCGTTCAAGCAACACCGTGTGGATGCCTGTTGAGCAGGAAGCGCCAACCCAGACTGGCTGGGATTTAACTGGCAACGCAACCGGGATTCTGGAACTCTCCGTGAAATGCAACATGGGCGATCCGGATAACGATTTCTTCGAGCTTCGTGCAGATGACCTGCGTGATGAGCGTTCTTACCGTCGCCGCATCCAGGCATCCGCCAAAAAACTGGCGAATAACATTGAGTCAGCAATTGCCAAACAGGCAACTGAAATGGGCTCGCTTGTTGTTCACGATACCCGCGCAATTGGTCCATCTACTGGCCTGTCTGGCTGGGATTTTGTGTCTGATGCAGAGCGCCTGATGTTCTCCCGTGAGCTAAACCGCGATATGGGCATCAGTTACTTCCTGAACCCTGACGATTACCGCAAAGCAGGCCGCAACCTGGTAGATGGTGACATCTTTGGTCGCGTTCCTGAAGAAGCGTATCGTAACGGTACTATTCAGCGTCAGATTGCTGGCTTTGATGAAATTCTTCGCTCACCGAAACTTCCGGCAGTTACCAAGTCAACCGCTACTGGTGTAACTGTTTCTGGTGCGCAGAAGTTTAAGCCGCAGGCATACACCCTTGATACCGATGGTAACAAAGAGAACGTCGACAACCGTGTTGCAACGGTGACCGTATCCTCCACCACCGGATTTAAGCGCGGCGACAAAATCAGCTTCACTGGTGTGAAATTCCTGTCTCAGATGGCGAAGAACGTGCTGACTGATGATGCTACTTTCTCAATCACCCGTGTGATCGATGGTACTCACCTCGAAATCACGCCGAAACCGATTGCACTGGATGACGCGTCACTGACAAAAGAAGAGAAGGCTTACGCTAACGTAAACACCTCTCTTGCTGATACCACTCCGGTAAATGTTCTGAACGTGGCAACAACCACCGCTAACGTGTTCTGGGCTGATGACTCAATCCGTCTGCTGTCTCAGCCGATCCCGGTAACTCATGAACTGTTTGCTGGCATGAAAACTTCTTCCTTCAGCATTCCTGGTATTGGTGTTAACGGCATCTTCGCAACGCAGGGTGATATCAACACTCTGTCTGGTAAGTGCCGTATTGCTGTGTGGTATTCAGCATGTGCTGTACGACCAGAGGCAATTGGTGTTGGTCTGCCTAACCAGACCGCGTGATAACCAGAGGGAGCTTCGGCTCCCTTTTTTATCTGGAGACAAGCATGACACACATGATCTTTCGTCATGGAGACATGAAGAAGTGGAAAGGCGTTGGATACGACTTTGAAATCGTGAAAGCCGAAGAGCTTCAGGAATATCTGGATGCTGGCTGGTTTGCACATCCTGATGATCTTCTGAAGGATGTTGCAGAGCCAGAGCCAGAGCCAGAGCCAGAGCCAGAGCCAGAGCCAGAGCCAGA